CCGGCTCTAGAAAGCCGCCTAGAAGGCGACTCTTGTCGAGTGCTTGGTTCAAAATACCGTGCATTTGATGGGAGTTGCCTCCCCACGCGTCCGATTGGACTCGTGCGTAGACTATTTAAGTTCCACCATAATAGGTTTAACGAGCAACGCCCGAAGGCGAAGTCCGATGAGAACTTACGGAAAGGGAAAGGAATGGAATGAAGACCCAAAGAAAGGGTCTCTCTTCTTTTCTAACAACCAACTGTGGTTAGTAATTGGATGGTAGCAGAACGTTGGTAGGTCCGCTGTTTCAGCGCCTATGAATCAACAGTCTAACCTCCTTATTTAGTCTCGTATGAGACAGGTCAAGGTGAGGTCAATCTGCTGAGTGAGATAGGTTCTCTCTTCTTGGTAAAAACGAAGAAGGGAGGAAAACCGAAATCCATGTTCCGAGAGGAATGTGGGGGGTCGATCTTGGTAGTGCGATTAGCACTTTGAAGCCTGATTGGTAACTACACCAAAGCCTTCCAAGGCTGGCTGCGGCCCTCTCACGAGGAAACCGAAGTCTAAGTAGACCATAGGAAAAATCAACTAATAAATCAAGATATGACAAGAACAAAAGTTCAAGCGTATTCAAGACTACTAGCTGACTATGCGTCTCTTAGTGCCATGCTCAAGGTAAAACTTGGGCGACCGGCGATTCCACACGTCCTCGGATGTGTGGCGTTGCTGGGTCGGAGTGTGAACCTTTCAGTGGTCAAAGTGGTTATCTCAACGTTGGCTAAGTACCACCGGTTGTATAAACATGGAGGACTCAAGTTTTTGGTTATTTACCTTAAAGCTTGCACCTCTATGCTCCAACAGGTGATAGGAGGCCAACGCCTACACGATCTATCGCCCTTCGGGGCGCGAGTCGGTCGGAGACATAACGGGCTACCTTCTATTATTCCAGCTCTTCACAGAGCCTCGATACGATCAGGTTGTACTTGGACGATACGATTCTGGGCTACGCTATTCGGCTTATACCGAGTATTAGCGTTCCCTGGAAATGTAAAGTTGAGTACGATTACTGATCCTTCGAAAATGGACATATCCTTAGTGTCCGAATTTAGTCAATTCGTGACAACTCATTTTACGGCTAGTCTGAAACACAACTTTCAAAAAGAAGGAAGTGTAACGGATGCGCTTTGGAGTGAGGAAGGAGAAGGTCCATTGGAATATATGAAGACACTACGTGCCAAACCGTTCCTGATTGCGAAATCAGGTCCTAGTCTAGTCGGGTCTAACATCCCGGCTGGAGCTCAGAATACTTCCCCTGCCTCGATTTTGGCGTCAGCATTCGCTTGGCGTCAGTCCTCTCTTTACCCCCTTTTAGAAGGGTGGTGTAAGATGACTGGCAACATTTGAGTACTGAACCGAATTGAGGAATGGGGGAAGGAACTCTGGGTGTGAGAGGATTCATTACCTATCGGTAGTGGTCCTAGTTGCCCTTTTGAAGCAACCAATCACTTAGGAAAGCTCGGCTTTAAACCCGAGCCGGCTGGTAAGGTACGTGTGTTTGCGATGGTAGACCCTTGGACCCAATGGCTTTTCGATTCCCTTCAAAAAGGGATCTTCAAGCTATTAGCGGAGATTCCGCAAGATGGGACCTTTGACCAGTTGAAGCCAATTGAAAGATTGGTACGTTGGCAGGAAGCAAACCGTAAAAACGGGCGCTTACCACCACTGTACTCTTTCGATCTCTCGGCTGCTACTGACCGGATACCAGTCATCTTGCAGAAAGTACTTCTGTCTCCCTTCTTAACCAGTTGGGGGGCAGAACTCTGGGCGTCTCTATTGGTTGGTCGGAAGTATTCGTGTCCGAAAACGATTAAGCTCGGGAAAGGCCAAAAAGCCATTCCTCTGTCTAAAACCGGGTTCGTTACTTATGCTACTGGTCAACCAATGGGGGCGCTGTCCTCGTGGTCTATGCTCGCGCTAGTCCACCATGCCTTCGTTCAGTGGGCCGCCCTTAAAGCTGGAGAGATCTCCACCAATAAAGAGTGGTTCCCTGGTTACGCCATCTTGGGAGATGACGTAGTCATAGGAAATGGTAAAGTAGCTCGGACCTATCAAGCCTTGATGGGTCGAATGGATGTCGGTATCGGGGATCATAAATCCCTGGTATCGTTATCGGGCGTCGCATTGGAATTTGCGAAGCGCACTTTCCTGAGAGGGAAAGACGTTTCTATGGTTCCTTTCGCTGAGTTCGTTATGGGTCGGCAATCTCTTGCCGGCTTACTCGAGCTCGTGCGAAAATACTCTTTAACTTTAGGACAGATGTTATCTGTCTTGGGTTACGGGTATAAAGCGAAGGCCAATGCATCTAAACGACTCTTCTCGATGCCGAAGAGGTTACGAAACTACGTTATCACGTACTATGGTCCTGGATCGCCGAAATACACCTCTCTTAAGGCCTGGCTACCGATGAAATCGGTGGCTGGTGCGTATAAAGAGGTGGAAACTAGGGTTTCCGCCCTGGTAACACAGTTTTTCGAGCAAGAGGTAAAACTCTTACTTGATTCACTAGAGGCTTTTCTACC